CTGCCACTCCCTCCGACAGATTGAATTTTTCCAGCACCTCCGACAGGGCAAACGGGACGCCTCCGGTATACCCATACACACCGGTATCAGAAAGGTATATCAGCGTGGTTCCCACCAGTCTCACGCTTTCATTACATCCCTTCATCACACCCGGGGCTTCCTGTGTATGAATCTGGATGTTTGACGGCTTATTTCCGTACACCTTATGAATCGTATGCTCTTTGAAAAACAGGGCATATCCGGAGTAAGTGGCCGCTGCTGTGAAATCTCCATCTGAGCCTATCGTTGCCGCATAAGAGTCTGTTGATATACCCTCAAACACATTCCAATTCAACGGATCTCCAAGTTTGCTTGCATAGACCTCATGGTTCTTACTGCTGCAGCCCCACAGTCTGTTTTCGCATTCCGTCAGAAAGTCCATATCCGGAACTTTCCGTTTTAGCGTCAATCCTGAATCCTGTGTGAAGCTTTTCTCCAGAGTTCCTATCACTGTGATGCTGTCGTCTGTTTTTGCCTGGATGGTGGCTGTCTTATTGTAGTCCGCATTCGTGCATCCGGAGATCTCCACGCCATCATACTGATTGAACTGCTTTCCGATTCCTGTACACGATATTTTGGTGTAGGTGGAACCGGTGTAAGACGGGGCAAAGGTGGCGGTCGATGCCTGGGTGAATGTCTTTTCCATCGAACCAAATTCTCCGGAATCCGTGTTTAAGTACACCTTATCCGGAAGAATGATGATATAGGCACCCATTCCAACCATGATTTTTTTACTATCTGTTACCTCGCCCTTTTCCTGGTCGTTGTAATACAGTTTCGTTCCATCCACGTAAGCCAGACCGTTCTTCCAATAG